AGAGCGTGAAGGTGTCGCCCTGGAACTCGAAGGCCTCGAAGAGCGCCGCCGGCGCGCTCTTGAAACAGACCGGCACGTCGAGCAGTGTCCCTTTCCCGTCGGCGAGATCGACCAGCGTGAGCCCCTGATACAGGTTCCCGTCGGTGTGCCGGGTCCGCGCGATCCGGAGGGCATAGCCCCAGGTCTCGAAAAAGATCGTGTCGCTGGTCATCAGCGGAGACCCGCCGTCGTTCCAGCCGCCGATCGTGCCGATCCCGATCGAGCTGATGTCCCAGAAGAACGGCCACAGGCTCGCCCCGATGTCGGTCATCACGAGGGTCGCCTGGTCGATCGGCCAGAACTCCGACGAGGCGCCGCTGATCCCGCCGTATAGCTTCTGGATCCCGTTGATCTTGTCCCACTCGCCGATCCCGAGATACGTCACGTCGCCCCAGTGTGAGACCTTCGCGAGTGCAGACGTGTTATCGAGGAAGAGCGGGTCGACCTGGATGATCCCGCCGGCTGTCGGGTTCTCCTGTAGCGTCGAGGCGATGATCGAGTCGTTCCGGTCGACGTACAGGATCCCAAAGACCGGCGGCTCTGAGAGCGGATTGCGGAAGATGTTCCAGTCGCCTCCCGAGAAGTTCCCGGTCTTCATGTAGGTGTTGAGCTGGACGCTCTCGATCGCCGTCAGGCTCACGACTCGGCCCCCGGTGTACCGGGCGGCATCGGAATCCCGAGCCCCTGGAGATGCTTCGCGATCTCACCGATCAGCTTCCCGGGGTCCGTCGTCATCGCTTCGGCGCGGGCGACCTGACTCTCGGTGATCGTCAGCGCGCGCCGGAGACTCTGGTCGATGTCGGCGAGCTTCAAGACGACCGCGTACAGCAGCGCCGGGATCGGGTTCCCGCTCTCCGCCGCGGTCGCCAAGATCTCGCTGAGCGTCAGGCGAGCGGTGATCCCGTCACCGATGAAGGTCAGCTGCTCGCGCCCGATCGCGAGCACCGGCGGCGGCTGCGCCTCGGTCAAGTGTTGCGCTTCGCCGTCCGGTCCGTTCCCGTCTGCCATCGTAGCCCCCTGGTGTAGCTCAGCCGAGAGCGACCGAGCCGCCGAGTTCATCCGTCACCGCCGCCGCGAGCATTTCGGCAGCCGACCCCGTGTCGCCGCCGAGCCCGCCCAGACGATCCCGGATCTCGGTCAAAAGTGTGTTTGTCCGCCGCTGCTCTGCGACCGTCTGGACGTTCATGTCTCGCAGCGCGCCCGCGACCTCGGCGATCGGCACGCTGACGTCGCCGGCGACGATCCCCCGGACGGCCTGCGTCGAGGTGACGGCCGAGGTGAACTGCCCGCCGCGGATCGTCGCCTGGGTGCCGGCGATCGCGTTCGAGATCAGCCCGCCGGCGATGCCAGCGACGGCGCCGATCCCCGCGGAGATCTTCCCCATGTCGAGGCCGCCCTCGCCACCGAGGCCACCGAGGAGACCGGAAAGCAGGCCGCCCTCGCCCCCCAGGCCTTCGAGGGCGCTCGCCAGGCCCTCTTCGAGTAGGTCCAGGGCGCTCCCGATCGAGTCTTCCAGCAGATCGCCGGACATCCGGGCCAGGCCCTCGGCGAAGCTCAGGCCCTCTTCGTTCAGCAACAGATAGAAGCCCTCGCCCAGGGCGGAGGTCAGGTTCCAGGCCATGTCCGCGGCCAGGCGTTCGGAGGCCTTCGCCGCGTCCTCTTCTGCTTCCTTCGTGGCAGCGGCGCGCTTCTTCCGGAGCGCCGTCTCCTGGGCGATGTCGAACTCGATCCCGCCCCCGAAGCCGGCCAGCGCTTCGAGTTCGGGCGCGGGCACGTAGCCGCCGGCGCCGGCGCCGGCGCTCTCGTCCCGAGCTGCCTCGCGCTCGCGCCGGGCCCGGACGAACTGGTCGACGAGCTTCCCGACCTCGTCGGCCGCGAGCCCCGCCTCGATCCCCGCGTGGCGCAGCCCATCGGCGAAGCTCTCCGAGTCTTCCGTGATCGAGAGAAGTTGCCGGCCGATCTCGTCGAAGCGCTCGGGAAGACCTTCCGCGAACTCCGTCGCCATCGTCGCGAGGTCGCTCGTGAAGAGCTTCTCGGCCAGGCGAATGGCTTCAAACTCCTCGTCCGACACCCAGCCGATCTTATTCCCGAGTTCGCTCCAGCCGAGGCCCATCTTCGTGAGCAGCAAGAGGATCGTCTTGAGCCCGGTCTTGACCGCGTCGAAGAAGATCCCGAAGGCCTCCGACACCGCTCCGAAGATCGCCGGGAAGTCGCCCAGCTCGGCGCCCATCTCGTCGAAGAGGTCGAGCACGTCGGCGCCGCTGTCGAGTGTCGCCTTGAAGCCGAGCAGCAGCTTCCGGACCCCCTCGGTCGCAAAGGCCGTGATCGCGTCTTCATTCGCGACGACCAGCGCTTCGAGATCCTGGAAGAACGGGATCACGACGGCTTTCGCCGCTCCGAAGACGGCCGGCGAGAGCGCCTCGCCGAGTTCCCGCTTCGCGTTCGCTGCGGCGTCGCCGATGTTCGAGAGGGCCCCGCCCATCGTCTGCGACAGCTCCTCGGCCGCGGTCGCGAACGGTGTCATAGCGTCGGGCCCAAAGGTGTCTTTGAAAAGCTGGCGCAGTTCGTCGAGCGGGACTTTCGTCAGGTTCGGGATCCCCTGGATGTCCTCGATCAGCTTCCGAACGCCGCGGTCGCGGAACAGGTCGGCGGCGCCGATCCCCGCCGCGAGCGCGCGCTGAAGGTTCCCCGCCGCCTCATTGAAACTGAGCCCGGTGACGGCGGCCAGGTTCGCCGTCGTCTTCGTCAGCGCGTCCAGCTCTTTGCGGCTTCCGTCTGCGACCGAGGCCAGGGTGGTTGCGCCCTCGACGATCTGCGCGACCGCGAACGGTGTCCGCGTAGACAGCGTGACGAACGACTCCAGGGACTTATTCGCGGCTTCCTGGGAACCCAGGAGGCCCTTCAGCCGGATCTCGTACGACTCGAACGCGGCGGCGCTCTGGATCGCGCCCTTGGCGATCTGCATCCCGAAGCGGATCCCGCCGAGCGCGACGAGGGCGCCGGCGACCGCAGCGATCGGACCGACCAGGCCCCGGAAAGCGCTCCCCGCGCGCTCGGTACCCTGGCCGGCTTTCCGCTCGAACTGGTCGATCCGGCCCTCGGCGCCTCGCATCGCCGAGCGGAACTCTTGAGTCCTGGCGTCAAGCTCGACCGCGAGCTTGCCGACGGTTACTGCCACGCCCTCCCCCCCTGGTCGCGTACAGGCTGGCGACAATGTCGCTCACCTGGCCGCCGGGCGCACGCGCCAGCCCCCCGGGATACGGGATCCCCAGGGCGCGGGCGAGGCCCTCGATCGGCTCGGTCGTCCCGTAGAAGCCCGCCGCAGTCCCCGCCGCGACAACTTGGGCCTGCATGAGCCACTCTTCGCGACGCCGCCTGGCCGCAGCCTCGGCCATCCGGACCATTAGCGCCGGCGACCAGTTCGCGCGGATGTCCGCGAGCGGATGCCCGGAGGCGGTCAGCAGATCGAGCAGCTCGGCTAGGCCAGCGGGCTCTCGCTCGTCGCCGGCGAGCCCGAACCGTTGCCCGACTTGTCCCCCGAGGTGTCCGCCGCCTTCAAGTCGCGCTCGTGCTGCCTCGCGAGCACGGGTCCGAGCGTCCGCACCGCGACCTCCGTCATCTTCCCCACGAGCGCCACGAGAGAAGGGAGCGCCCCCCTCCCATCGGACCGGAGGATGCAGACGTCGACGATCGCCTGCGTCACCTCGCAGACGTCCTCGAACGTCCAGCCGCCATCGCGCGGCGGCTTCTCGATCTCGATCCGCTCGATGTCGAGCGTCATCGTGATCAGGTCGATCACCTCGTCCCAGGCTGCCGACAGCAGGACGCGGGCGTTCCACTCCTGGCCGGCCTGGGCCGCGAGCGCCGGCTGGAGCGCGTCCATCCGTTCGAGGACGAGATGGCCCTTCTTCGCGCCCCAGGGGCTCACGACGACGCGCTGGCCGTTCGAGAGCTTCACCTCGCGGTCGGGGTTCACGATCATTTCGTCGGAAAGCTCGCGGCCCGCCGGCTCTTCCGGCGGTGTCTCCGCGGTCTGCGTCGGTTCGTTCATGGTGTGCCACCTCCCAGGCCGGCCAGTCTACACAGCGGGAGAAGTGGCGGGAAGGGATGGCCCGGGCTTCGCCCCCACTGACGAAGCCCAGGCGCTCCAGGGCCTATCCCCGACGGCCTTGATCCTAGAAGGTGCCTTCCTCGTAAATGTCCATCTCCCCGAAGGGCGCCGCCGGGAAGTCGGGATCTTCGAGAAGCTGGAGCGAGAGGTTCGTCACCGTGAGATCGTCGCGGTTGAAGGTGAAGGCGTCGGGTGTCAGCCGGACCTGAGACTTCGGGATCGTCCAGATCAGGTTCGCCCCGACGTCGGTGAGCTGGCGAACGCGCGCCCTCCCGGCGAAGACGAACTGGGTGAAGGGCGCGATCCGCGAGGCGTCGGGCTGCGAGTAGGTGTACGAGATCGCGATCGGCTGACCGGTCCGATAAGGATCGGTCGCCCCGTTGAAGGGCCCGATGATCCGGAAGCGGCCTTCGTTGTAGTCGACATGAAAGTGTGTGTCGAGCGTGAGCGTGTGGCTCGGCGCGTAGGTCACCTGGATCGCGTGACCGGCCGGCGGTCCTTCCGCCGTGAAGTACTTGATCTTCCCCGAGTCGACCACGGCCGCCTCGACGATGCCGATCTCGCCCGTCGCCGGCGTGCTGCCGGCGACAATGTCGGAGACGCGCTCGACCCCGTTCTCCAGATACGAGGTGATGTCGGCGACGATGAGCGGCTTGTAGTCGAGGGCGAAGTCGCCGAGCGTCTCACCGAACGGCGTACCCTGGCCGACGCCGACGGCTTCGAGGGTGATCGTGCCGGGGACCGCTGTCGGTGCCGGGGCCGTCTGGACGAGCTGCCTCGCCGCGTTCAGGTAGGTCAGGTGGTCGGCCTGGAGCCGGATGATCTCACCGCTCACGGCGATGTCGGCAGCGGCGACGTCGGTCAGGACCGACGACGCGAACATGAGCTGCATGTTCGCTCCGCTGTGTCTGAAGGTGGTCACCGCCAGGGTGGCCTCGAATTGCCGCACCAGCTCACGGACCAGCTTCGACGTCCCCGACTGCGGGTTCCGGAGCTGCGCGAGCTGGAGTTCTTTCTGGAACTCGACCGAGTTCGGGATCCCGAGGCCGAAGAAGGCGCCGAAGACGCCCGGCGAGGTCTCGAAGGCGAACTCGACGACCGGGAGACCGAGCAGCAGAAAGTCCTCGGTCACGGGATCGCTGGGTCGCGATTGAACGGACATTTTGATTTTCCCCCCTATGTCGGAGTGTACCGCTTCGTTACTGAGCGGAAACTCTGGGACCAGATCGACCGGCCGCCGCGGTCTTCGCGGTCTCGGCCGAGCGGAATCGGTTCGGTGTTTGCGTTGATCCGGAAGAACGGGATCCCATGAACCAGGCCCTCGAACTCGTCGAGGATCGCGTGGATCGCGTGCGCCCTCTCCTGGGCCGTCTCGTACTTCGGGGCTCGTGTCCGGACGGTGAAGCTCGGCCGGCGGCCGAGGCCCTGGCCGAGCGCGCCGGCGATCGGGAGGCCGCCGCCCTCGATGATAACGGTCACCGTCTCGTCGGGGTCCGGCGGCTCTTCGGCGATGTGGATCTCGCGCGCGCTGGCCGCCGCGTCGTACATCGTGAAGCTGAAGAGCGCCGCGAGCCCGTCGATCGAGCGCGCCGGATCGCCGTCCCGGAGGATCTCGGCGACGGCCTGGTCTACACCGAGCGCCATCTCATCACCTCACGCTCTGCCGCAGTGCGAGCCGAACGCCCTCGGCGATCTGCTTCTGGTACTTCTGCGCCTGGGCCTCGAACGGCCGCGAGAGAAACTTCCGACCGATCGGCCCGTCCGGGCTCGACTTCATGCTGGAGATCGGGCCGAGATTGTAGACGTCCTCGTGCCGGACGACCGCGTAGGGCGAATCGAAGAAGATGACCCGCTTGTGGAGGTACTGGTTCCCGCGTCGCAGGATGTCGCCGGCGTCGATTAGATGACCTTCGAGCTGCGGCGCCAGGCCGCGCGCGCGAGAGAGAAGATCTTCTGCGTTGTGATCGAGGCGAACGCCGACTTCCCGGTGGACGTTCCGCGAGATGATCCGGAGCCGGCGCTTCACCGCGGCGCCGCCCTTCACGCCGGCCACGGCTACGGCCCCGCCGCCGCGAGCTGGCCGACGGAGAAGTCGACGATGTCGAGGCGGCTCGTACAGTCGGGGATCCCAGCGACGCGGACGATCTCCTGCGCCGTCTTCGCGACGCCCTGGTGATCCGTCCACTCGGCCAGGTCGCCGACCAGGACGGGGACGATGTCGCCCGCGTTGTCTCGAATCGGGTCGATGAAGAACTGGCCCTGAGCGACGACCTCGCGGCCGTCGCCGCGGCGGAAGATCCGCTCGGCCTCGGTGTAGGCCGCTTCGAGGTTCGCGCCGATCTCGGTCGCGGTAGCGGATTCGTCGCCACCAGGCCCTCGCCGGCTCGGCCGGCTGATCCGAAGATCGGACACGTTCACCGAGAGCCGCTCGATTCCCATCAGCTCGACTCCGTCGGATCGGTTTCGGACATCGCTCCCGAGCGCGGGTTATCCATCAGGCCTTTTTTGAAGTCGGGCTGGACGGCCGACGAATCCCCGTCCGCTGCTTCCTTCTCGGCCACGGTCCGACCGAGCACCTCGAACGTCGTGCCGTCGGTCGTGGCTTCGCGGTGCAGGTCTCTCGCAAGTGCGTTGAAGTGCTCGAAGAGCTGCGACGCCGTCTTCGAGACCGGGCCGTGCCGGAAGTCGATGTACTTCGCGACCTTCGCCGCGATCGCGGCAGCTCCCCGAGCTGCGGCGCGGATGGCCGAGGGCTCTACCCCGATCAAGTACTTGATCTCTGCGTCGGTGAGGTATGCGTCGCGGCAGTCGGTGTCGCCGACGCGCAGCCGGAAGGCGTCGATCGGTTCATTCTCCGGGTCGTTCGAGTAGGTCGCGACCTCGGTGTCGTTCGCCATCGGCTACGTCCTCGACGGCTTGCGGCGTCGCCTCTTCTTCTCCTGCTCTCCCTTCGCAGCAGGACGGCGGCGAGGCGCCTCGCGCGTATTCCCCCTGGCCGCACTTGGCGCCCCGACCGCCGCCGGCCCGTCGGGCATCCCACGCCGCAGCACGTAGGCCCGACCGTTCACGACGAAGAGATCGCCCAGGTCTCCGTCCGGGCGGCCGGCGAAGACGCGGATCCGCTGGCCGGCGATCTCCACCTTCAGCGCCTCGGCTCGTGCGCGCTGCTCGAAGGTTCGCTGGAAAGAGAGCGGCGGCGGTCGCATCCCGAGGCGCTTCACGTAGCGCCGCGACCGCCGGTCAGGAACGCCGTCGACGAACCGAATGACGTGACCGACGCGGATCAGGACGTCGATCCGGCCGCGAGCGTCCGCCGGCCAGGGCTCGCCACACTTGACCTCGACGACACGGCAGTCGTCGCCGACCAAAACCCGAAGGTCTCGGCTGGCGACGAGGGTCTCGCCCGCTGCGATGGGCGCCGCCGACACCGGCCTACGACACCGCGTCCAGGAAGAACGCCCCGAGACCGGTCGAGACCACCTTCTGGTCCCAGGCCATCTCGCACTCGACCCGATCCGAGCTGATCTTCTCGATCCGGAACCGCTTGATCCGGCTGCCCGCCGAACCCGCTCCGAAGAGCCCGGTCCACGAGAAGGTGTACCCAGCCGAGGGGATGTCGATCGCCGGCGACGGTGCCGCGTAGCAGAGAAGCGCGTGCTTCCCGAGCACGAAGTCCGTCGCCTCGGTCCCTTCCTCCGGCCCCGTGTTGATAACGGCGTCGGAGATCATCACCTCTTCGAGTTCGAGAACGGCCGCGAGGACCGCCTTGCTCACGATCGCCGGACCTCCCGGCGTCTGACCGGCGACGATCCGGTCGGTGAACTCGGCATGATCCTGGAGCGCGTTCCAGACATCCGACCCGAGGATCAGCTTGTTCGGCGTGAAGCCCGTCGCCCGGCTGATCGTCTGCTTCGCCGCGCGGATGTCCGCGATCGGCGTCGTCGAGGCCACGTCCCAGCGGTTGAACTGTGTCCCGGACGCGCCCGAGGCGACACCCGCGCGCTCGTTCGCCCAGACCCCGGTCGCGAAGTACTTCGTCGCCCACTCCAGCTCGCGGCGCGTCAGGCACGCCTGCGACGAGAACTGAACGGCCGCCTTGTCCGGGTCGATGATCTGGTCCGCGTTCGCCCGGATCTGATCGTCGACGTCCTTGTGGAACGCCCAGACGTCGGCGAAGTAGTTCGTGTTCGAGATCCGGAAGCCTCCGCCCGCCGACTCCGTCGACGGCGCGCGCTTCTCCGCCGTCGCCCTGAGCCAGTCCGCCCGGTCGAAGATGTAGTAGAGGTCGCTCTGCTTCGCGACAGGCACGATCGGGAAGGCCCGAGCTGCGATGTAGCGCGACTGATCCTGGATCCAGGCGACCGACAAGGTCGTGAGCGGACGATCGACGTGAACGTCTCCTGCCGTCGGGTTCGCTTTTCGCATGGCGATTTGTCGCATGTCTCTCCCCCCCTTCAAAGGGTCGTTTCAGCCGATTCTCTCGGCCGGTTCTAGCTTCTCGGTCCGCCTTCCTACGACGGCTTGATCTCGATCTCGATGCTCACCTCGCCCGAGGTCGGCGTCGAGTCGGTCGTGATCTCGATCGCGTCGCCTGCGGTGACCGCGGTCGAGGCGTGCGGCGTGATCGCGCCCGAGTCGTCGGTGTCCCCGACGGCCGCCTCGGCGGCGACCACGACCTCGGAGCCGACGACGAGCACCGTCGCGAGTTCCAGCGCCAGGGCCGCCGGCTCGCCGGCTCCCGCGAGGACGGTCGTCACGATCGAGCGGACGCGCGCGATGTCCCCGGTCACCGGCGCCACGACCCAGAAGCTCGTCCCCGACGAGACGTCCTTATCCTGGATCCCGACGAAGTGATTCCGCGGATCCGCCGCCACGCTGGCACCGAGCAGGGCGCAGCCCACCTCGTCCACGTCACCACCGACGAGGCACTGGCCGACGATCGCTGCGGCTCCCGCCGCGGTGATGAACTTCCCGGCCGCGTCCACCGCGAGATCGGCTCCGGCGACGACGGTCGCGCCGAGCATGACCTTCGTGATGCCGTAGCTCTGGATCTCGACCGCCTGGTGGATGTTCGGCTTGTTCTGCTGAACGCCGATGATCCGGACACCCGCGCCGGCAGTGTCAGCCTCGTCGGTCGACATCACGAGGGCCAGGTATTGCGTCAGCCGCAGGTCGGCGTTTGCCGGCATGGTCCACTTGAAAAGCGGAATCTCGAAAGACTGCATGATCGGTCTCCCTTTCCTTCGATCGTGCCGGCCTTACACACCGGCGAGTATCATTTCACTCCTGAGCCGTTCCCCTGGCGCTGGCCCTACTGCAACGGTGCCGCCGCCGTGCGAGTCCCCTCGTACAGGTCCGGGTTGTCATCGCAGGCCTTCGCGTAGGCCTGCTCGTTCGAGAGCGTCGGCTGGAGCTTCCGGATCTCGACCGCCTTCGCCATCAGCGCCTCGTCGGCTTCCTGCGGCGTGCCCGCCGAGCCCTCGCCCGGGATCGAGTCGAGGCCGAGTTCCTTCAGCTGCTTCCCGACCTCGGCCTGCTTGTTCGCCGAGGTCAGCACCTTCTGAAGGTCGGCCAGGATCCCCGCCTTGTCGGCCTTCTCCAGCATCACCAGGAGCGAGTCGCTCTCGTTCGGGAGGCAGTCGAAGCCCTTCACGATCTCCCGGAGTTCCGCCCGGCGCGTGCTCTTCTGGAGCGCGGAGACGGTCTCGTGCTGCTTCCCGATCGTCGTCCGCTGCATCTCGACCAGCTGCCGAACGGCCGGATCCTGGATCGACTTGACGATCGCGTCGAAGCCCTCGTCGGTGCCGGATTCGGCCCGGGCCTTCGTCAACTCCGCGAGGGTCTTGACCAGCTCGCCGTCGGTCGTGGTCGCCTGGACGGCCCGCTTCACGAGCCCGACGATGAACGTCCCGGCCTTTTCGCTGGTGCCCTTGAAGAACTCGGCCGGGTCCGTCCCAGCGAGCACGTAGTCGAGGGCCGGTCGCTCTTCCTTCGAGAGTTTCTTGAGCCAGTCCATCTTCTCTCCCTTCGTGACATCGCCGGCCAGGCCGGCGAGTTCGAGTTCTTCCTTCATCACCTTCTGGATCTCGGAATCTTCCGGCAGAGAGCCGTCGAGACCCCAGTTCGCGAGCCACTTCGCGAGCCGCCCGGCGAAGAGTTCCGGGACGTCGCGGTTCATCGCTGCCGCGTAGTCATTCACGGCCGCCAGAACCAGCGCCTCCCGGTCGACGTTGTCGGCGCGCATGATCTCGGTCGTCGCGGCGAGTAGCGCGTGCAGGCGTCGGTCGAGCGCGGAGTCGATCTCCATCGCTCGCGCGTCCTCGAAGTGGTCGCCGAAGCTGCCGGGCTCGTCCTCTTCCTTCCGCAGCTTCCGGGCGGCAGGCGTCGGACGCTTCCGAACCCGCCTCGCCTTGAAAAGGACCATGTCCGCTCGGGGGTTCATCCCCCGTTCGCAGAACGCGACCTCGTCGATCACCAGGTTCGAGAGCAGCCCCTTCGCCACGGCTAGATCTCCGTCCGGAGCGCGGTTCCGCCGATCGAGAACATCGCGCGTTCACCGGTGTCGCGGATCTGCTTCCGCATGTCTTCGTCACCGACATGGAAGCCGACCCACCAGCCGACCGGGACCGAGATCCCGAGCTGGTCTTGCTTGTCCTTCGTGAAGACCATCGACTCGACCAAGTCGCCGGCGCCGAGCGTCTCGATGTCGTGCGAGTCGGTCGCCCGACGCGCTTCGAGGTTGAACTGGTAGGCCGCCTTTTCCAGCTCTTCCGGGAAGATCGCGTCGCCCTCGTGGTCGAAGACCAGGGAGCCGTCGGCCTGCTCGGACACGCTGGCCCAGCCGAAGACGATCCCCAGCTCATCGTCGATCTTCTTCACCTGGAAGCTGGTCCGGAAGCTCTGCTCAGTCCCGTTCAGCGCCCAGCCCTTGACCTTTGCGAACTCGTCGGGCTGGATCAGATCGCCGTCGACGATCTTCTCGATCGCGCGCTGGACGAACTCGGGCGGCTCGACCTCGAACTCGCGGAGATGCTGGGCCAGGTGATTGAAGACGGGCCGCTTGTCGGCGCCCGGGATCTCGACGCCGCCGCGTGCTCCGAGCACCGCGCCGACCGCAGCTCGGACGCCGCGCAGGACGACGGTCCCGTCGGCCTTGTGATGCGGCAGCTTGTACGAGCTGCGCGCGTCGGGGTTCCCGTCCGAGTCGACCCAGGCGTGGATCCGCCGCAGAGCGGCGCGGTCGCCGGCAGCAGCGGAGACCGCGCGCGGCCCGTTCCAGGGCACGGCCGGGTCCGCCTTCGGTGTGCCGCCCTGGTGAGCGGATCCGAAGCCGATCGCTCCCTTCTTCGCCTGGTCGGCCACTGCTGACCGTCCCCCTCTCATCCGAGACGCAACTCGCGCCGCATCTCGGTCTCTTGGAAGGCCTTTACACCTTCCGCCGGAGGGGTGCAAATAGCGGCCAGCTGGCACCCGAGCCGAATCTCCCTTCGGGGACGGCGCAGGATCGCCTCTCGCGGGCGATCTCGGGGTCGCCTGGGGTGAGCGTCCGGGGCCCCATCTCGATCGACTTTCGGTGGGATTTTAATCCCACGGAAAGTCGGTCAGGCGACCTCGCCGAGATCGCGCAGGCGCGCTTCCAGGGTGCCGATCGTGGTCGCGTTCGTCCCGACCGCCGCCTCGATATTCGCCGCCGCCTTCGTGCCTGGGCGCGTCTTCCCGAGGCGCTGACCGAAGCGATCGTTCCGGAGCCTGGCGATCTGGAGATCTTCTCGGAGCGTCTCGGGATCGAGCAGACGCGCGGCCTGCTGATCGGCCAGAGCGCCCTCGCCGCGATCAGGTCGCGACGGGACGGCGCCGCCCTGGAGTTGACCGTACTGAAGGAAGCACCGGCAGCGCGGATGCGCCGGCGGTCCGCTTCTCGCACCGACGCGCGTGATGAACGGCGACTTCACTCGGATCGTCTGGCCGTGTAGTGGCTCGCAGATCACGCAAACGTGTGAGTCCTGGACCGTGCGCCAGGTCTTGAAGACGTCGGCCTCGTCGGCTGCACCTGATCGAAGAGCCTCGTCCCAGAAGGCCTCTTCGCCGTGCGTGATCGCGGCCTGGATCTCGGTCTCGGCGATCGTGCGCCCGCGGTTTAGCAGCAGCCGGTCGCGATAGCGGTCGACTTCCTGGTCGATCACCGCCCGGACCTGGGGCGTCAGCGCTTCGGCGGTCGGGACGAAGCGCGCCGTCGTAGCTTTCCGGAAGTTCGCGACGGCCTGGACATCGCGCGGTGTCAGCCCTGCGAGATCCCCGACCCACTTCGCGACATCCACGGGCGGGACGAGATCCCGCAACCCGAGCGCGATCACTTCCTGGATCCCGGCCTGGGTCGCCTGCGTGATCCCCAGAACCGACGAGGCTCCCTGCGCCATGACATGCGCGACGGCGGCCTCGGTCGCGAACGCGGTCGAGACCCCGCCCAGGGTCGCAGGCGCAAAGCGGAGACCGATCCCGACGCCATCGGCCAGGGCGGCTTCGAGGTGTTGGGAGATCGACGCCACCAGCTCGGCTTCCAGCTCGTTCGCCGCCGCCGCGTTCACGATCACGCTCGCCTTGCCGGACGCGACCGCGGCCTCGGCCTGCTGCACCGTGATCGACTTTCGGAAGTCGCTCAGGATCTCGACGATCTCTGGCTCGACCAGCTTCGAGTGACGCCGGCGGACGCGACCGTTCAGGCCGCGCTCTTCGCGCAGTGCCTTTCCGAACTCGACCTCGCGCATCAGCTGACCGCCAACGCGGAGTAGAGTCGCCCGCTTTCCGAAGGGCGCGAGACTGCCCGGCTTGCTGAAGATGAACCGGCTCACGCCTCGGGCTCGGACACCACGGCCGGCGGTGTCGCGCCGACTTCCTCGGCCTTTCCGAGGATCTCGCCCGCGATCTCTTTCGAGCAGCCGAAGGCGACGCCGAGGATCGCGATCGCGGAGTCGCGCGCGAGTTCCTTCCCCGCCACCTTCGAGGCGACGTCGACGATCGCCGTCACCTGAGCGCCGTTCGAGACCTGGGCCTGGACGTCCTTAAAGACGCCGATCGCCCGCTCGGCTTCCGACCCGGGCGTCGGCTCGGAGCCGCCGGTGAGCGCCGCTATCTCCTCGGGCGTCAGGCCGGGCTCTTTGCCTTCCTCGGGCTCGGTCTTCTCAGGCAGGCCGCCCAGAGCGCGGAGCGCGTTCTCGACCTCGTCGTCGGGGAAGAGTGGCATCCCTGCGCCCGTCAGCTTCGCCACGTACTCGCCGACCTCTTTCAGGTCCACGACCTCGACGTCGCCGTGCTGGAGCTTCG